ATACCTGCGGATGGAAGGAGTTTCGACAAACTCCGTGTTCAGTGAGTCAACGAGTAATTGAGGTCTCATCACCTGAATGTATTTATTCTAACACAAACTCGGGATCATGTCAAGCATAAAAAAAGAGGGTTCGTGTGAACCCTCTAATAAATCCTTGTGATTTAGATCACATGAGGTTCTTAACAAGTACGCGACGGTAGTAGCGGTTTGCATTGACAAGAAGTCTGCCTGAACCCTGAGTGGTTCCTTCTGCAAATGGGTTAGCAACAATACCGTAACGGGTCTTGAAGCCAATTTTTGGTTGGAAGGAATTCTCACCAACGGCACGAACCATTTGGAGAGGAACATATGGGCAATAGAACAGACCAGCGTCATAAGGAGAAGTACCCTTATAACCTACAACGTAGTACTGGTTAGCAGCAACGTTTGCAGAATATGGGTCAATATAGACGCGATACTTACCGTTAAGAGTGCCAGCAAAAGTATTGCCAGTATCATCAACGTTAAGATTGGAGTTGAGTGCAGGGGTGTAATCGAGAACACCTGCCATGGTGAGTGCAGAAGCAACGTCAGCAGAACAAAGGATAACATTACCCTTCCCTCTACGAGTTCTTTGTGCAATTGCATTAGCATCACGCTCGATTTGGAAGATCAGACCCTTGAACTTCTCAACTGACCAACGACCGTTGGAGTCGATATCAAGGTCAAACTGACCAGCGGTAGCAGTGTTAACAGCAGCACCTTGTTCAGCAACCTTGTAGATGGTTCTGATGATTTCGCGGTTGATCTCAGCAAGAATCTCAGTTGAGAGAATATTTGCGAGTTCAGCCTCAGCGTTCAGACCATGAATTGCCTTCAGGTCTTGTGCGAGTTCGAGTGAGTATTCAGCTTTCAGTGCTCTTGACTTAGCAGTGACAGTGACTTTCTCGATTGAGAATGCCATCTGGTTGAAAGCGTCATTACCTGTATTCAGGTTTTCTGCGTCACCTGTACGCATACCCTGACCTACATCATATCCAGTGGAGGATGCAGAGGAAACAGGGTTCAGAACTGCTGGGTTATTACCTGACTGAGAGGTAGTACCCATACCAGCAGCAACATCACTGAAACCAGAGGTTTCATCAAATCCAGCATCCTGACCAGAGAATGCAGAGTCTACTTCATCGAAGAATGTTTCAGTGCCAGACTGGCTGCTGTAACGTGAACGCATTGCGAAGATAAGTCCAGTAGGACCGTTCATTGGTTGAACACCAGCCAGATCATAAGCGATCAGGTTTGGCATTGAACGTCTGATGAGTGAAATCAGAACGGGATCAAAACCTGCTACAGGACCGGCGGGATCTGCCCCAGCGCCAAAACCACCCTGAGCGCCAGCAGCGTTTGCTGAGTTGGTTGGAACAGCTTCTGTTAAATATCCAGAACCTGTTGTGAAAGCATGTTGCTCTTTTAAAAACTTTTCTTGGTTTTCCAGCAGGACAGCAGTGACTGCTCTTCTATGCGAATCTTTAATTTGATCAAGACCTTGATAGTCTAGAAGAGGTGCCCACTTTTCCTGCAACTGTTCGGAATGGAACATTTGCGTTTACCTTTGTGAATGTTTGCGTTTGATTAATGTTAAATTCAGACTTTTTTAGCAACCGTTGAAAGCACTTTCAGATATTGATTCATATCAGTAGAGTAAATAACCTCTGCTGGTACTGATTCAACACCTTCAGAAAGTGTCTCAGTCTTTGCTGTTGCCGAAGGCACTGTTCTGGTTGGGAAATATGACTCCCTCAGTGTCTTCATTTTCTCACGATATGCAGTTTCACTTTCAAACTCTACACTTTCAGCAAGTGAGGCGAGCTTCTCTTTCTGAGTGTCTGCTAGACCATCAGAAATTTCGTCAAAGATTCCGTCAGCAACCGCCTCTGCGAGACGCTTATTGAGTGAGATATTCTTCTGGATTTGCTCGTTGAGTTTTGTTTCCATCTCATCAAGTTTGTCTACCATATTATGGAGTACATCATATTTCTCTTCAGGGATTGTTACATAATGCTCTTCAAAAAGACCCTTCATTCCTGAAAGGAATGATTCGGTCATTTCAGTTTTAATACCGTTTTCGATAGCGAGTTGATTTTCAGATACCCACTCATCAGAAACGTATTCCAAATAGGAATCAACACGTTCGATGAGGGTATCTTTCATTGCCTCAACTTCTTCGATAAGTTGTCTTTCATATCTTGCTTCGAGAGCTTCTCTGATTTCAATAACTTTTGATTTCAAAGCAGCTTCGAAAATTGTTTTTGCTTTTTCTCTAAACTCCTCAGAGAGTTCTTCACCACCAAGAAGAGCATTAACGTCTTCTTCAACATCAACTTCATCACTGATTTCGACTTCCTCTTCAACCAGATCCTCATCTACTTCTTCTTCAACAACTTCATCAACAATTTCTGGTGATTCTTCAATAACCTCTTCCTCATCTACCTCAGATTCTTCTTTACTCATCTTTGGTGTTGGATCAGCAGGTTTTGCACCTTTGTTCACGATGTCCTTGACGGTTTTGAGTGAAGGCTCTCTTAGTTTTGCAGAATCATCATCAGGCTTGTAGTTCTCAGGTGTTGGACCGCCGAGATCTTCGACACCACCTAACTGAGAACCATCATTTTGCAGTTTTGGCATGGGATCACCAGCTTTTGCACCAGCATTTACTGCTGTCTTGGATTGGTTACCCGCTGCTGCCTCCATCTCTTGTAAGTTACCACCAGACATTTGAAACTCTCCGATTTACCTGTTTATAACTATATTTATTTATAAATTAAAGATTTGCGAGAAAATCGTTGAAAAGATCCAATTTTTTCTCATCTAATTTTTTTTGTGTAGTCAAAGTATTTATTGTATTTTTCATTGCTATCATTCTCTTTTCACGGAGAATGCCTCCATCCCATATCCATTCTTTACCCTCCATAATACCTTCAATAAAGGCATCTGGAGCAGATGGATCGGCAACAATATCTGCTGCTGTTGCTAACATAAAGTCATCGGCAACAACATTGACTCCCTCTCTGTTGACAGAAAGAGAACCAATTCCTCGGGAAGAAACACCAAGTTTTACTCCCTCAGAGAGGAGTGACTCTGCAATTTTTCCCATTGGAGTTGATAAAACTTTCGCTTTACCAACAAAATTGCTTCCACTCTCTTTAAGTGAAACAATTTTGTGAGAAACTCTGTCTAAGTTGACGGTTGGTCCATCTGGGTGACCAAGTTCACCAAGTGCTCTCCCCTTTTCAATGTAAGTTTCATTGTATCTACCCACCTCACGACGAAGCGTTTCCATTGGATACATACGACCATTGCGGTTTTTAATATCACCTTGAAGGAATACACCCTCAATGTAAAGTGATTTTTTACCGTTACGGGATTCTACAATGACTTCTACGTTTTCGATTTCTTCTCTGATGAGTTTCATTTTAGGCTTGTCCTGAAGTTTGAACTTGATGAATGTATAGAACTCCTGTTCCAGAGGAGGTCCTTGCTGCAACTTTAATAGACTTTCTTGCAACACAATCTTTATCGGTAAATGTTGCAGTCACAGCACTTGAATCATGATCAACAGTAATTCTCGTTGAGAAAAATCCACCAACGTTTGAGGTGGTGTTCACAGAGATTACACCTTTATGTGTAAAGTTGAAATCACTTTGAGTCCCACCAATGAGAGATAGATAATCTCCAACATCAAAAGGTGATCCAGTTCCCTCGGGGAAATGTAAAATAGTTGTTGCACCAGTAGTAACACCAACAACTCTTTGAGAAGCTGGTGACAGAGCCAAAGTTTCAGAAGATCCTGCTGGAACAAAAAAGTCAATAGCATCTGCTGTTGGTTCAGTTCCAATTGCAACGTTTGCGCCAGAAGTCAAAGCAGTCAATCTGATAGTATCAGATTGAACAGAAATTGCTGCAGATTTTGCGCTTGTTACTGTCGTTACAAACGATGTACCAATGCCTACTGGTTTAAGTGCCATTATTCTTTGTGCTCAACTATATTATTTATTTATTCTTCCGTATCTTCTGCGTCAAATCCGAACATTTTAGAGGCAACCTCTGGTTTAAGTGCTTCAATTTTATCTGCACTCTTTGCAAATAAAACATCTTTGATGTAATCACTAATTTGTGATGGACTTTCATCCGTAATAATTAAATTCATTAAATCATCCATTTTGTTGCTCTAAGTTTTCGTTTTTATTTATATCTCGCCGCCTTTGGGCATTTCAGCTTGCTTTCCATCAGCCTCTGTGGCAGAACCATCCATCTCTGGTTCTAACACCGGTGCTCCAAGATCTCCAAGTGGAGCACCTGTTGCAGGATCAACTGGTGCATTAGGATCTGGAAGAATACCATCTTTAATTTCTTTTTTAATTAACTGATCTTGCTCTATGATTTGTTGATCAGTTTGTCTAAGAATTTGACGACGAACATAATCTTGCGAATAATATTTACCAACATATGGTTCAGCAGTTGCGACAAGATTAAGTCTTTCAGTTGTGAGTTCTGCCTCTTTTAGTTCAGCAAAGTGATTATCATATAAGAAGTCATATTGTATATGTTCCTCCATCATATTCCAGTCTTCTGGTGTTACAATATTTTTTAAAATTAATTGAGTTTTTAACATATCATTAAACATTGCTGAAAATCTTTTTCTCAATCTTCCAACAAACTTACTAAATTTAACTTCATCTCTTAAAATTTCTGATGATCGACCAAGATTAAATCCACCTTCACCACCAATTCTGGACGTAGGAACATTTAAAGATCTATAAAGTTTTTCTTGGAAATATTTAATATCAGTGATTTCTCCAAGATTTTGTCCACCAGGAAGAGTAGAAATTTCTGTTCCCCTACCACCCTCTCGACGAGGAAGCCAAAAGTCTTCCATCATACTCAAGAATTTTTTATCGTCACGCATTTCTCCAGTATTAGCATCATAAACAAGTTTATTACGATAACGCATCATAACATCACGAAGATATTGCTCTGCTTTAATTTTTGGAAGATTTCCAACATCAATATAAAAAATTCTACGTTCTGGTGCTCTTGACAATCTATAAATGACCAAAGAATCTTCGATCATTCTGAGTTGATTAAGTGCTTTAATTGCTTTATGCAAATATGAAAGAACCAATCCTTTATTTCTATCTACAAGTCCAGATGTGCAATATGTAATTGAGTCTTTGGTGATTGTAATATTTTTTTGTGGACCATTGTAGTGAATATTACTGACAGAGGCAATTGGATCGGGAGTATAAATAAAAAACTCATCAATATCGGGAAATTCAAACTTCAATGGAGAGTCTGGTTGACTTGCCATTAAAATTGGAGTATTTGATTGCACAGATGCATTTTTCTTTAACTTTCTCACATAACGCATTTTCATTGCGTCAATGTATCTAAGTTCTTGAATTCCCTCTTGTGGTCTCTTTAAATCTATGACTTTATGATAAAAAAGTCTACCATCAACATACCAGTTACGATAAATCTCGTGTGCTTTTCTATCAAAGTCCAAAAGTTCTAAAATATATTTAAACTCTTCCCTGATTTTTCTTTTTATTCCATCGCTTGCATTTAAATTTGATAATTCTACTTGAACTGGACTATCATTTGTATCTGACACTATTGCTTCATTAACTATATCTTCAATGGCACTATCACATTCTGGGTGAAGTGCCATTTCACGATATCTTCTTAGAAGATCGTTTTCATTCTTATAAACACCTTCAAGATCTAAATAAGAACCGTAAAATCCAGCTCCTGAAGTTGCATAATAGTCAACCCCGTCCGCATCATTTTGCGGAACGGGGGACTGTATACTTTTGGATGACTTGTTATCATCCTCAATTGAAAAACCAAATAATCTAGCCATTTATAGAAAAGATCAGTATTCTTACTGATCTATTTATCCAATTAAATTAAGCGAGTGTTTGTCCAGCTACGTCACTACCACCTGCTGTCCAGTATTGAACTTGGAATTCAACCGTGAACTCCTCAAGAGTATCACCCGTATCATAAGAAAGATCGATCTGTGATACATTGGTTGGGAAGATATCATAGAAACGATATGTTCTTAGTTTTGGAGAAGCAACGTTTCCACCAGCGCCAGCAGCATCTGTTCCATCAGATGTGGTTGAGAATCTCCCAGCATTATAACCACGACCTAATTGATAAACATAAGCATCGGTCATGTATGAGGATGGATTAGTTGCACCAGAGGCATTATCGAGTTTGCTGATTGAATTCATCCATGCTTCAAACTGAGTTCTGAGAAGAAAATCCTCATCATTAATAACTGTGACAGTCCAAGTATCAAAAGTGCGATCTCCTGCAACTTTTAGAATACGACCTCTAAAAGGAACATCGATTGGAGCAATATTTGATGCTGGAAGAGCAGCTGCCTTGCAAAGAAATCTGAATGTTTCTTGCACAGTTGAACCCCATTGTGCAGGATTTTCAGATCCAAGTGCTGAGGTAGGAAAAGCTGGGATGTCAACTTCGAATAGATTAGGACGAGCGCCACCCCCAGCGAGTTTTGACTTGAAGTTTGAGATTGTTCTGAGAGCCATTTTTAGATTCCTCCTTAATTGGTTTTATTTGTTAGTTGTCTCAGACGCGACCAGCGACTTCATCGAAGCTGACGCCAGTTCTTGTTGCGATAAAGGTCAATTCAACGAAGTTGATAGATCTGGTTGGCTTCAAGAAGATGTCTGCGCGGAACTCATTATTGTCAATAATATCGGGAGTGTTGTTCGTTTCATCACAAATAACCAGGAAGTCAAAGAGACCTCTCTTAGATTGAATATCCCTGAGGAATGGTTCAACGATGTTAACAAAGTTTGCTCTTGTGATTTCATCATTGAATTCAAAGAGTTGAGCCTCTGCTGCTCTCTTGAGTGATTCTTGAATGTAGAGGAATACTCTACGAACATTAATTCTGTCAAATGCTGATGCATATCCCAAACCAGTTTTATCTCCGAAGAGTAGAATTCCAATACCTGGCTTATTCACAACTGGGTTGATTCTTCTTGGATATAGAAGATCTCTTTGTGCTTTAGTTGGGTTGTATGCAAGTTTGATTGCATTCAATAGAACTCCTCTTTGTTGACCAGCAGGTGAGAACCATGGGAATGAATCTCTTGTGGTTCTTGCCATCAACCCAGCAATATCACCATTGCAAGGGACATACCGGAATTCATCATTAAATCTATCATAGATGTATTTGTATCCTGAATCAAATACAGCATATGATGACGAAGTTATAGGTTCAAAAAACTCAATTACATTATCAGTTTGCGTATCTGAATTTGTAAGGTTAACAACTGCTGTTCTGTTTGGAGAAATAACTGCTATACAATCTTTTCTTGTATCGGTGATTGCAATTAATTTATTTGCTTTTGCTTGGGATTCCTCTTTTGTTCCAAGACCAGGACCCATGATTAGAAAATCAATATCGACTTCACTATCATCAAGGAATTTATCATAGGCAGTTGAAAGTTTTCCAAGAGTCGCAGTTAAAGATCCTGTTGCAGTAAGGTTTTCTCCACCATTGTAATTTTTGCCACCTACAAGAGAGTAAGTAACATTTCCAATTCCTGTAAACGTGACATTCTGTGCATCCTGACCCCAACTTCCATTAGATAGTGTGATTGGAACAAAGTTGGTTGAAAAACCTGTCGCAGCAGGAATTGTATTATGGAATGCGTCAACTGCATCTGATGGACTTTTTCCTGCAAATACATATTCTGAATATTCTGCAAGATAGTTTTTATAATAAGTTCTTAGTGGAGAATTGACACTAGAAATAGTATCTTTTGCCTTCGATAAGTAAAGGAATTTTTCTAGAATCGTTGCTTGATTACCCGTAATGCTGCCATTGTCGTCAACAACAACAACGTGAATAGCATCGTTCTTTCCATTTCTATCTAATGAATATGCATTAGTTACAGGTCTTGGTGCTAATGATTTCCAGAAAATTGTTGCGTTAGAAAGACCGAGAGTTTGTTGATCATACCAATCAACTGCGGTTACAACTGGAAGAACTCCAACTCCTTTTCCTCCTCCACCATCAGTTCCGACACCTGATGAATTTACAAATGTTAAAGTCTTACCAACGGCAAAAGCAGCAGTTTCATTCCCTTGGGCATAAGTGAGTTGAGTTTCTGTATTTCCAGTGGAAACTCTGCTCACAATCTTAATGTCAATTGTGCTATTACCATTAGTCGCATCCGTAGACACACCAGTAACAATTGCTTTTACACTACCATTAAAAACACTAGTTGATCCACTACCAGCTAATGCAGTTGAAATGCCAACAGTAACACCAAAACCAATTCTTGCACCAATTGCTCCTAAGTTTGTTGTTCCTATACCGATTCTTTGATCTGCTGCGTCGTCAATTTGACAAACTTTTATACCATTTGCCCAAGAACCTGGATTCTTAGCAGCATACGTGAAGTTCGTAGCAGATGAATAATTTTCATTATAGTCATCAGAACTTTTAATCTTAAGGGTGGTTGTGGATGCAATGCCAACACCAGCATTTGCATTTTTGAGATCATCATCGTCTGTGCGAACAACTCTTAGAGTTCCGCCATATGCCAGATATGATGATGCACTTAACCAATACTCGTAGTGTGCATCTGTGCTATATGGTTTGCCAAAAGTATTGAGAAGATCTGCTTCATTCTCAATAAGAGTGGGTTCTTCAATTGGACCCACAGAAAAAGGACCTGCAATACCGCCAACGGTAGGGTTTACATTATCAGCTCTCCCTACGGTTAAATCAACCTCTCTAATTCTTATACCAGGAGATAATTGTGGAGTAGCCATTCGTTTTTTCTCCGAGACCTTAAAATTAACTAAAACTATTTATTATTTTGCTTCTTTGAGAGGGGAAATTCTGGGTGAACACTACCAATCAGGATACTCCCAATTCAAATTTAATTTTGATTTTTTTCTGGATTTTATGACTCGATCTGATGTACATGATTTACATTCATAAGAATATGAGGAGGCAACTGCGCCTCTATCTTTATGTGTTCTATAAAATCCATCGGTTAAACTTTTAATTTCTCCACAGACTCTACATTTTCGTTCATTTAATAATAGATGCCCAAATTTAAATTGATCATCTAATTCCATTTATCGATACTCCCACATATAAGATCGATCACCATATTCATCAGCGAACCATCGATCACCATCTACATCAACAAATGACGTATTATTGTTTAAACCATCAGAAATAAATCCAAATGGTGCCATGTCCTGTTCAATTTGATTTTTTTGTTCATCATAAAGTCTTTTTCTTACATCTTGATCAGTGAGTTCCTTGAAATAATCCTGAGCAACTAACCAAGAATAAATCACCAAACACATTGCCAGGTCATCATTACATCCATCCTCTGCTTCAAATGAATTGTTTTTTTGAATAAAAGTGGTAAGTTCAGAAATAATATCATAATCATTAATAAAAAGTTTATCCTCCTCAATCATTGTTTTAAGATTAAGAGCACCAATCTTTTTGACCGTCTTTGACATTTTTACACCAAGTTGAGTTTTCTTTCCAGAAAATCCTTGACCAACTATTTGACCTGCCCTCCCTCTCATGGAGCACATCAAAAGATTTTGATATTCTAAATCATATTGAAGAATCGATGCAACTTGATCACCAACATCATTCACTTCACACAAGATAAAAGCATTATTATAGCTCTTTGCTATCTCATAAATCACTGATGGAAAAAGCATTGGTTTAATCTCATTGTCTCTATATTTTGCTACTATTTTATGTGGGAACGTTGTGATGTCAACAACTACAAATGCTGAATAATCATTACCAACTCCTCGTGCGACATCAACTGTTACCAGATAATCATTATCTTTTATTGGTTCTCTGTATACGTCTATTCCAGCGTTTTTCTTAATTGGATTTTCATATACAAGAGATCTCAATTTACTTGGTGCAATAAGAGTATCAACTGATCCCAGAAATTCACATTCAAACTCCACCTTGAATTGAGATTCTGAAGTGTTTGCGATAGTTTGTCTTTTCCATTCGGAGTCTCTTCCAGGAACTTCTGTCCAATGAACCTCCGTTGGAATATACTCATTGTCACCTCTCTCAGCATCATGCCACATACGATAGAAATGATTCATACCGTGTGGTGTTGAGACAACTATGACTTTTGTGCTTTTACCAGAAGAAATAGTAGGATAAACAGATGCAAAGAATTGGTCTGCAATATGGTTTGGAATAAACGCGAATTCGTCGAGGAAGATGACATTATACGAACCGCCTCGGACAGCACTTGCAGATGTAGAAGCTGCCAATATTTTACTGCCATTTTCAAGCTCCAAACTACCTTTATTCCAAGATATGATACCTTGTTGTAACCATTTTGGTAAGTTTTCGTAAGCAAGTTGTAATCTTCCAAGAAGATCTCTTGCCGTTGATGCTTTGTTTGCAAGAATTGCTACATTTGCATTGTCATTAAAAACTGCATAATGAAGTAAGTATGAAACAACAGTGGTTGATTTGCCAGTCTGTCGTGGCATCTTACAAATATTAAATCGATGATTATGAAAGTTTCGAATTAAATTTTCTTGAAATGGATACATTCCAAAAGGAATCAAACCTTCATCAAGAGAAACAATTTTTACATAATTTTTTGCAAAATAAACTGGGTCATCATTGCATTTGATAAATTCTTCAATTTGACTACCAGTGAACTCAATCGGAGTATTAGCCTTTTTGAGGTTTGGATTACCAAGATATACACCTTCAACCATTTAATCACCTCTATACTTTTATAGAATCATCTTCATTTTCTTTTACTTAAAAGAGTCCAAAAATCTTTTTGTTTTGTACCGCCATCATATTCCCAAGCATATCCTTCGTTAATCATTTGATTATTAATTGATAATTCTTCGCCATTGATATACAAGTGTCCGATGATACGACCATACTTTTCTGTGCTATCTGGAAGCTCAGTCTTGATAATAATATCCTTAGCACCTTCTAGATGCTTCTTCAACCACTCTTTCGATTCGAGTCCGAGTTTCTTTTCGTATTCGTCTTTTGTTCTGCTCTCAGGCGTGTCAATGCCCGCAAGGCGAATTCGCTTACTGAGAGTGATATCAAAACCAAGATCAATGTCAGCATCAATAGTGTCGCCATCTACTACCTTTGCGATTGAACGGATTCTGTAAATATAAGGGTCTTTATCCATTAGAAAGGAAACTTAAACTCTTTGGTATTTATTAACCAAGAATACTTTGTCTCCACTCTTCACTCATATTCACCATAATTGCTTCTGCTGCTTCTTGAGTTTCGGCATATCCTTCATCAAGTAAGTGTGAGAGGATGATGTCGTAGAGGTCTACTTGTTCAACTTTTCTTAAATCTGTTCTATCATTTGGATCTGAACTTTTAGACATTCTTTCAGCAGTCTTCTTTCTCTCTTCTGGGTCCTTAGAAAACATACCTTTTAGATTTGCAATTGCTTGTGCATCTGCCTCATCTTTCTTTTTTTTGAAGTAGGGAGTATTCATTAATGCATCAGCTCTTGCCGATGTTCCTTTTTTTCCACCTAATCCAAATATTTCATTAACATTTTGTTGCTGATTTTCAACAACTTCCAGATATGCTTCTTGAAGATTGCGAAGTTCCTGTGAGTTCATCTTACAACTACTTTTTAGTTATTTATTAGAATGGTAACTTAAACTCTTTGGTATTTATTAGAATAACTTGATTCCAGGTATATCTTTGGGAATAGGAAGTTTTTTCTTCAGTTCATCTTTTTTTGCCTGAAGTTTGGCATCTGCCTTTGCTTTAAGTTGTTCTTTAACAATCTTTGTCACAAACTCTTCTGGACTATCTAAAAGTGCTTTTGTTTTTTCGTATATCACATATGCTCCGACACCGAATG